CACTACGCACTTTCTCAAGGTGGAAGTGAACCGGAACACCGCAGAGGTTAAGAATCTCATCGCCGCTACCATTGAGACAACAGGATACGGCGTTTGGGGTCACGGTTTCCATGATGGGAACTTGATGCACAACTTTAAAGACGCGTCGATGGACGCACAGATTGTAACTTTCGGAATGGGATCGGCCCCATTCTCTAACACCTACACCGCAGAGATGGCAGCAATTACCAGCACTCCGGAGTTTCGCAAGAGCTTGTTTACGGAAGTGGTCTGGCGTGTTCGCACCTTAGTAGATTCCGGACTTGGTAACCATTCCGCCGGATTCAAGGGCGCTGCGCTGGACATCCCAACTTATCGCGGAAGACAAATATTTATCAGCGCCGTAGTAATCGGTAGGACTTTCGGACTGGACACCACGCAAATGCGCCAAGGAATTCTTGGCCGTTTCAACCACCGCGTCGGAAAGTACAACGGAAGTCGGAAACCTTGGGTTGGACTGGTAGGAGACAATGACACGCTCCAGGCTGAGAAGGTCGCAGCTTGGCAGGCGCACAATTCCAGGCCCGATGTTTTAAACAAGTTTGAGATATCCACCCAGTCAGTCATTGCTCTGGCCAATGCAGTTCACCGCAGGATCGAAGCCCAGCCGATCCGCACGCTGGATACTTTAAACATTTAGAGACGCCGCGAAACTTGGCCTGGGCTGGCAGAAGATCGCTGGCCCAGGTTTTTTTTATCCAAAAATTTTCCCTACGCTTCGCTTCGGGCTGGAAGGAACTCGCTAGGACGCTCGTAAGTTATGCAAGGAAGTAGGTGGAAGGAACTCGCTAGGACGCTCGTATGTTATGCAAGAAGGCACCCTGGGGGACCCAAAGTTTAAGCCATAGTCTTTTATATATGTATGGCACCCCCCGTAAGCGGACCAGTTTTTAGAGAATTGAAAAACACCAACTTACTTAGTCACCAGCCCATCATCATCTTTACTTCTTCTGGCACAGACTCCATGGTAAACGGCGGATCAAATGTTGTAATGATATCAACATGTTCTACCCCTGGTACAAAACCAGCTTGTCTTATATTCTCTATGATCTCGTCTGCAAAACCACACCAGGCACTGGTAAGTGTATGCGTAATGGTGACCCATCCATTTTTCTCGTCAATCTTTATATCATATATCAAACCAAGGTCTAGTACATTAATACTAATTTCTGGATCATGTACTTCTTTTAAATTATTAACAATTTTATTAGGATCTATTTTATTTTCCAACTGATTAAACTCCTGCTATGCTAAAAAAATAAAAATAAAAAGTCGGGGGTACTCTAGCGGGGGTATCCTGGCAAGGGTATTCATAGTATTATAAAAAGAATAGTCTTTTTCCTACTCCTAATAACACATAATATTATTCTTATTACTATTCTCTTACTATTACATAATAACACATAAGAGTTCTCTGGGGGGGTGTGCTGTAGCAAGGGTATCATGGAAACAAAGACCTTGCAAGGCTCTTTCTAATAAACTATAATAAAAAGTCTAAGCAAAGAATATTCTGAGGTTGTCTCTCTTTACAAGCACAGCGCAGAGCAAAGCGCAGGAGGTTCTACACAGTGAGTGAAACAGAAGAAGTACTATCAGGAGAAGAGCCCAGGCCCAAGGCAAGGTCAGAAGCTTATGATCTTACCAGGATGCAGACCAAGTTTGCAGAGGTCTACATAGAAACCAATGATCCTATTCATTCTCTGGTGGAGGCAGGGTACGCCCCTGTGAAGACCAAGGACGGTAGACTGGACCGTACCAGAACGGGGAGAAGAGCACAGCAGTACCTCTCTAATCCCAAGCTCAGAGCCTACGTAGAAATCCTCAGAGAGGACGTTGTGGAGAAAGTCTCTTGGAATGCTCAGAAAGTCCTGGACAAGATGTACCAGACCTATATGAGATCCACAGAGGCAGAGGACTATACCAATGCCAACCGTTCCCTGGAGAACATGGGAAAGCACCTGGGAATGTTCATTGACAAGAAAGAGATCAAACAGAACACCACCACCACGTTCCAGGGATCAGACGAAGCCTTCACTCCAGATGTGGACAGTGACATACAGAGGCTGGCCAATATCTCAGGGTACTCTGTGATCAAGGGAGGGAAGGAGTGAGCACTGCTCAAGGCGCAGCTGCCCAGGAAGTTCTTCCTCCTCAAGAGCACTTGCTAAAGCTAAGAGAGACCCTCTACCTCCAGGCCATAGAAGCAGCCAGAACAGATTTCTTCTCTTTTACCAAGTTCATTGCCCCTTCTCTGGTCCCTGATTTTAAAATAGGAAAGCACATAGAAGTAATCTGTAAGAAGCTACAGAGAGTGGTGGACTCACCAGACCCGCAGAGACTGATGGTTTTCCTCCCTCCGCGTTCCTCCAAGAGCCTGATCTGTTCTCAACTGTTCCCAGCTTGGTACATAGGTAACTACCCCTCTCACGAGATAATGAGTATCTCTCACTCTGACCAGCTGGCCTCAGACTTCGGCAGAACTGTCAGAGACATCCTGAAGATGCCCCTGTACCAGGAGATATTCCCCGCTGCCACGCTCAGAGAAGATGTCAGAGCAGCTGGTAAATGGAAAACTAAACAGAACGGTATCTACTACGCAGCGGGGGTACGCTCACAGATAGCAGGGCGGGGAGCACACATTGCACTGATAGACGATGCCATGTCAGAGGAAGACGCTTTCTCAGAGGCAGGCAGAAGGTACATCAAGGAATGGTACCCTTCTGGTCTCAGAACAAGACTGATGCCCAATGGTTCTGTTATCATCATCAACACCCGGTACCACGAAGATGATCTCTGTGGCTGGCTCCTCTCCAACGAGACAGAGGATACCATTCCCTGGGATGTCCTCTCCATACCAGCGTGGCTAGACGAGGAATCAGCAGAACTCCTAGGCCTACCAGAGGGCTCCTCCTACTTCCCAGAGTGGAAGCCAGACGCAGTTCTCAAGCTAGACGAGGCAGAGATCAGGGCCAACAACGGGGGTAAATACTGGCAGGCCCTCTATATGCAGAACCCCTCCCCTGACGAAGGCTCTGCCATCAAGTCTGAATGGTTCCAGAACTGGGACGAGGAAGACCCTCCAGAGTGTGATCTTATTATTCAAACCTATGACACTGCCTTCTCCACCCGGAGCACAGCTGACTACTCTGTGATACAGACGTGGGGCATTTTTGAGTACCGGACCACTGACCTAGCCGGGAGAGAATACATGGCCCCTAACATGATCCTCCTGGGAAATGTCAGAGAGCGCCTGGAATACCCAGAGCTAAGAAGAACAGCGCAGGACCTCTACGACTCCTACAGACCTGACATCTGTATCATAGAGAAAAAAGCCTCTGGGCAAAGTCTGATACAGGACATGCGTAGGGCAGGTCTCCCTGTGTTGGATTACCTCCCAGACCGTGATAAAGTAGCAAGGGTACACGCGATTACGCCTATCCTAGAATCTGGAAGAGTTTGGATACCCAGGGGGAAGGACTGGGCCGAGGACCTATTTGCAGAGGCCATACAATTTCCCTATGCCAGGCACGATGACCAAGTAGACGCCATGGCAATGGCCATACACTACCTGAAGGAATCCTGGCACCTGTCTCACCCTGATGATCCCTCCTACGAGGAAGACGAAGATAAACCCAAGAAGAGAACTTACTGGAACTGGAACTAAAGATTATGACAATATCCAGAGCAAGCATTCCCAGAGAACTCAGAGGTGGTAAGAAAAGAACAAAAACTGCTACCATAGGGAAGGGAAAGAAGATACTATCAAAGAATAAACCCGGAAGGAAAAAGGTCTAGACCATGGCAGTTGAACGTAACCCGCTCTTGATGATGGAGCCAGAACTCCAGCAAGAAATGCCCACCTCTAACTTTGACGTAAGAGGAGAAACTCCTTCCATAGAAGCAGAACTACTGGAGGAAAGCGTTGTCAACTTTATGCCCACAGAGGACGGGGGCGTAGAGGTAGAGTTTGGAGAGTCAGAAGAAATGATCATGTCAGGTCCCATGGGTTCTCACTACGAAAACCTGGCAGAGTACCTGGACGAAGATGACCTAGCTGAAATAGGAAACATGGTTGTAGACTCCTACGAGAGCGACAAGGAGTCCAGACAAGAGTGGGAGCAAATCTTTGAACGTGGGTTTGACCTACTTGGTCTCAAGCTAGAAGAAACCACAGAACCCTTTGACGGTGCCTGCACAGCGGTACACCCTCTCCTGATAGAATCAGTTGTCAAGTTCCAGAGCAAAGCCTCTCAAGAACTCTTCCCCTCCGGTGGTCCTGTAAAATCTCAGATCATAGGGTCTTCCACCATTGAGCGCGAGAAACAAGCTCAACGTGTCAAGAACTTTATGAACTACCAGCTGACAGAGCAGATGCCAGAATACTTTGAAGAGCAGGAGCGTCTCCTTTTTCACCTCCCGGTGATGGGGTCTTCCTTTAAGAAAATTTACTACGATGCTCTGCTGGAAAGGCCCGTGTCAGAACTTGTTCCCGTGGACCACTTCTATGTTTCTTATAATGCCAAGGACCTCAGAACAGCCAGCAGGTACACGCACCTTATCTTTCGTTCTCTGAATGATTTTAAGAAGGACGTTGTCTCTGGCATGTACCGTGACATTGAACTGTCTAAACCTTCTGCTCCTGATCTCCCAGAGATGACCCAGAAGATGGACGAGATCATGGGCATTGCATCCAGCGGCATGGACCTGGAAGACCCTCAGTACGTCCTCCTGGAACAGCACTGCTACCTGGACCTTCCAGAACCCTATGACGATCCAGACGGTATAGCGCACCCTTACATTGTCACCATAGAGGAGACAAGTAAGAAGGTTCTCTGTATCAGAAGAAACTACAAAGAGGGTGACCCCAAGAAAGAAAAGAAGCTGCACTTTATTCACTACAAGTACGTACCAGGGTTTGGTTTTTATGGTCTTGGTCTTATTCACTTCCTGGGTAACCTGACCATGACAGCCACCACTGCCATGCGCTCTCTGATAGACGCAGGACAGTTTGCCAACCTTCCCGGTGGCTTCAAGGCCAGAGGTGTCAGACTGGTGGGAGACAATGAACCAATTTCTCCCGGTGAGTTCAAGGAGGTGGAGAGCACAGGTATTGACCTGAACAAGGCCATTGTAACTCTCCCCTATAAAGAACCTTCTCAGACTCTGATGAGCATGATGCAGTTTGTCATAGGAGCAGGGCAGAAG